GGGTATTGCGTTAAAGAAGTGCTAACGCCGTATTTATCACGATTTTTAAACATGAATTATTTGAATATGTCGCTAAAGTGTCGTTTTGATGTCGCTTTTAGCGTCTTTTTTTATGCCAAAATGTAATTGTAAGGAGGAAGCGCTTATGTTTTCAGACGAAGTTTTAGAGAAGATTTTTGCAAGAAAAGAATTACAAAGCTTACCTCTGCAAGTTCAGTCAAGCATAATCCATGCGATTGAAAATGTTTTAGAGGAGGACAGCAAAAATGCAGATAAACAATCCGTATCAGCAACCGGCAATGAATTATAACCCGGGATATGCCGCATATCAGTACAATCCTATGGCAAATATGCAGAGATACCAACAGCCGGACACGCAAATTCAACAGCAGATTCCACAATTTCAGCAACAACAGCAGGTAATCGGCATAAACGGCAAGATTGTAGCGGCAGTTGAAAATATTACCGCAAATGATGTGCCTATGGACGGTTCAGTTGCCTTTTTCCCAAAGCAGGATTTGTCGGAAATCTACGTAAAAGGTTGGAACGCAGACGGAACAATCAGAACGATTGTGTATAAGCCTTATACAGAGTCTTCAAACAATACAGCGGTAAATTCTATGGGTGACACAGAAAAATCAAAATTTGACCTATCAGAGGAAAGCACAGAGGTATTAATGAACAGGTTTGATAGTTTGGAAAATAGATTAAGTGAAATCGAGCAGTTTATGACGACTAAAACATCGGCAAAAAGCACGGCTAAATCAAAAAATAGCCCAAAGCAGGACGGTGGGGGTGAAGATGAATGAATCCAGTTGAGCTTATTCGATTAATAAAAAGCGGCAATCCGCAACAGGTCCTTTCACAAATGATGAATAGCAATCCTCAAATATCAAACAATCCTATGGCTAAAAATGCCATTCAGATGTACCAAAACGGGGACACGCAGGGGTTGAAGATGTTGGCAGAAAATCTTTGCCGTGAACAGGGAATTACAACCGATGAAGCAAAACAGCGAGTTTTAAGTATTTTTAATCGTTAGTACATTTTGGGTTGTGCGCACATAATAACCGGTTATCCCATTTGTAAATATATTTCAATGGAGGTAAACAAAATGTTTAACACAGGTGCAATGCCTAGTCTTGCTGATATTGCGGCAGTAACGGGCAATAAAAATGACGGTGGCTGGGGCGACGGCAACGGCTGGTGGGTTCTTATTATTCTTTTTGCTATTTTTGGCGGCTGGGGCAACGGCGGCTGGGGTGGTAATGGTGCAAATGGCGGTGCAATGCCTTATGCTACGAGCGCATTAACGCAGGCAGATTTACAGAGAGGATTTGATACACAGTCAATCGTGTCAAAGCTTGATGGAATCTCAAACGGACTGTGTGATGGCTTCTATGCTGTCAATAATGGTATGCTCACAGGCTTTAATGGCATTAATACCAATATCTTACAGACCGGATTTGGTATCCAGCAGGCTATCAATGCCGACACTGTAGCAAATATGCAGAATACAAATGCATTACAATCACAGCTTGCTAATTGTTGCTGTGAAACGAGAGAAGCCATTCAGGGTGTAAATTACAACATGGCACAGAATACTTGTGCATTACAGAATACAATGAATAGTAATACACGAGATATTATCGACAGCCAAAATGCAGGAACAAGAGCCATTCTTGATTATCTCTGCAATGAGAAAATTTCCAGCTTACAGGCAGAAAACAACGATTTACGCAGAGCGGCTTCACAGGATAGACAGAGCGCATTACTTACTACTGCAATGGCTTCGCAGACACAGCAGATTATTAATGCAGTCAATCCGGCGCCGATTCCGGCATATCAGGTGCCGAACCCTAATGTATATTACGGTTGTGGTTGCAATAGCGGTTGCGTCTGCTAATTTACTAAATAATCAAGTATCTTAATCAAATTGAGTTTTTTCGAGTTTCACTCGGAATAAAACTCAAAAGGTTATGTCTGCTAATGCAGTATTACAATGTTCCCGACACCAATGTCGGGAAGACAGGGCAGACTTCAAGAAAGTTTGCCCTTTATTTTGTGAAAGAGAGGTATTATTTTATGGCAGAATTTACAGGAATTGCACTTCAAACTGTTGCGCAGGGAGAAGATGTTGCATTTACAGAAACACCGGTTGCTGGTTCAAATTGCATTACGCACAGACAGGGAAGCGGTATTGTTAAATTGAGAGGACTTACAAACCAGTGCCGGGCAAGATTTTTAGTATCTTATTCCGGGAATATTCAAATCCCGACAGGTGGAACGGTTGAAGCTATTTCTCTTGCTATTGCGATTGACGGTGAGCCGCTGCAGTCAACTCGTATGATTGTTACACCGGCGGCAGTAGAGAACTTCTTTAATGTTTCGGCACAGGCATATGTAGACGTTCCACGCGGTTGCTGCGTTACGGCAGCGGTACAAAATACATCTGCACAGGCAATCGAAGTTCAGAACAGCAATTTAATTGCAGTTCGGGAAGCATAAGGGGGCGGTTTTATGGATATTATGAGAATGCACGACATGATTGAAAAACTGTCTGAATGTGCCAAATGTGAAATTGACAAAGGAATTGAAAATATAGACCCGTGTGAAATGGGACAGGTTACAGATATGATGAAAGACCTTGCAGAAGCAATGTATTATCGTACATTGATGAAATCAATGGAAGAATCGAGTGCAGATGAAACAATGGAAATGTTTGAGCGGCTTGGTGACGGCAGAAGATTTTATGATAACTACCGCTATTCAAACGGCAGATTTGCACCGAAAGGCAGAGGAACGCGCCGGGGATACGATGAACCTCCGTATTTCCACATGACACCGGAAATGTACCGCGGAATGGAACATGACAGGGATATTGACCGCAATTATGGAAGAATGTATTACACAGAACCGGCGACAAGCGGCATGAATATGACTGAAAGCGGATATGATAAAGCGAAGCGGCATTATACAGAAACCAAAGAAATGCACAAAGCGAATACCGCAGAGGACAAAGAACATAAGATGAAATCGCTTGAAAACTACATGAAAGAGTTGTCCGGCGATATTACAGAACTGCTTACAGACATGACGGCAGAAGAACGTACAATGCTGAAAAGCAAGCTTTCAACGCTTGTAAGTAAAATGTAATAATGTAATGGCAGGGGCAGAAATGTCCCTGCTTTCTTGAACATTGACAACTAAATATTGGCTAGTGATTTGTGGATTTAAAAAATTTTTTCAAAAAGGCATTGACTTGTTACACGTAACATTATATAATGTAACTCGTAACAAGGAGGTGGTTAAAATCGCACCTAAGAGCAGAGCTGATTACATGAAACAGCGTAGAGAAAAGACAAGAAATTTTAGTGCTGAACTTGACAGAGAAAAGTTTGAGAAGCTAGAAAAAAAACTTTCTGAAAAAGGGATAACTAAAAAGGAATGGCTTGACAACAAGGTTGATGAAGAAATCAGTAATTAAGCAAAAAGAGCAGTTGCCCATGATTTGACGGTCATGCAACTGCTCTAAAACCGAGATAACTCTCTGTGAAATATTTTATCATAGAGAGTATCTCTTTTCAAGAAAAAATTGAAAGGTAGGTATAATTTATGAAAGAATTTTTGCAAATAGTGTATACGAATCAAATAGAAAATACGGAAACTGGTGATGAGTATTTTAAAATCTTTGAACCATTTATGGATAGGCTTAAAGAAATCTTGAGTGACAGCCTTTATGAAGAACTAGAAGAATTGTTCAATACTTGTGCAGCTCAAAACAACAGCTTCTATGCAGTTACGGGTATGAAACTGGCGATTGGCATTATGGACGGAACCTTTGTTCCAACATGCTAGGAGGTTCTGTTATGAATGGAGAAGTAATAAATAAAAATACTACAATAACTACATTAGAAATTGCAAATATGCTAGAAATGAAACATTATAAGATACTTGAAAAATTAGAGGGTACAAAAGACGGCAAAACAAAGGGAGTTATTGAAACTTTAACTCACCACGATTTCGTGGTCAGTGATTATTTTATTCCGTCTACATATAAAGACGATAGCGGAAAAGAAAACAAATGTTATAAAGTAACCCGCATGGGCTGTGAGTTTCTTGCGAATAAGTTTACCGGGGAAAAGGGAATTGTTTTTACCGCCCTGTACGTGAAACGCTTCCACGATATGGAGCAGGCATTGAAAAAATCACGGCAGGCAATCCCGGAGAAAGAGTCACTTGAACATTATGGTATTGTAGAAAAGCCGGATAGCGGCAAGTGGTTTAACAAGAATAACTGGAAACTTAAAATAATCTGTGACCGATTCAAATGGACACGAAAATTTTTATACCACAAAATTCTTGTTGAACTGTCCGATTTGCACAATTTAGAGCTTGTAGAAAAGCTTTATACCGTTGCATACGGACACAAACCGGAGTACAAGCTGAATTTGCTGGATTACAGTGAAGAACTTGCCGAAACAGCAACAAGATATGTTAATTACTTGTTAATTGAAGAATGAAAAAATAATAATTTCAAATTTAGAAATCACTGGCTGATATTTAGCTGGTGATTTCTTTTTTTTGAGGTGAAATATGTTTTTGATAAATGGTATTGAGTGGAAAATTGAATTTGTTCACGGCACAAACAATAATTTAACACGTTCTGACGGCTCTATAAGCCTTGCTGTGACCGATTGGAACGACAAGACTATATATGTATCAAACAAGCCAAAAGGGGCTTATTTGCGTAAAATAATAGCACACGAACTATGCCATTGTTTTTGCTTTTCTTATGGTGTGAGTATGCCGATTGAACAGGAAGAATTTATGGCAGACTGGATAAGCAAATATGGCACAGATTTGATTTATCTGCTTGATTATTTAATGGCAGGGATACAGAGGGGAGCGGCAGTGTAATGGATAAAATAGATAAGCTTCTTGAATATGTGCGCCGGACAAATCCCGAAATGACAAAAGAACGATTGATTTATGAATTGGGAGAGTGCCGGTATACAGCAAAATCATTAATTTTTACGGCAGAAAGTGTGAATTTGCAAAAAGAAAAAGATTTAAAAAGTTGATTTAAAGCTATCTGCATGGTATAGTATTAGAAAACGCAATAAAGGGGTAGCGAAGTATGAAAACTTGTCCAAATTGACGGACCAGTACAATTCATATCATAGAAGACTTTATGAATGTACTTGTTTGCTGTGTGGGAAGAAAAGACTTGCTACTAAACAAAATCTTCAAAGAAACGAAGTAAAGGATTGTGGAAATCATCGGGATTATAAGGATATTAAAAATAAACGTTTTGGCAAATTAGTTGCAGTATACGTTACCGACCAAAAAAGCCATACAAAAAGCAGATGTAAAATATGGCATTGTAAATGCGATTGCGGCAATGAATGTGATGTACATTATGATGATTTAAAAAACGGAAAAGTAAAAAGCTGTGGCTGTTTAAAAAACGAAAACATTCAAAAATTATACGCTTATGGTACTGCACCGTGCAAATTGAACGGAAATAAAATAAGAAAAACAAATACATCAGGGACAACAGGTGTTTGGTTTGATAAGTCAAGGAATAGGTGGTGCGCAGAAATAATGTTTAAAAAGACAAAATATTTTTTAGGACGCTACAAAAGCAAAGAAGAAGCTATAAATATTCGGAAAATTGCAGAAGATAAAATTTTTTGCGAATTTTTAGAATGGTATGAAAAAACTAAAAAAAGTGATTGACTTTTTGCGAGGCATTGATATATTTATTCTATATAGTAAAAAGAGAGGAAGTGAAAGAAAAATGCCGGCGGGACACTTGAAAAATGAACATGATAAAGAGAATAAGGAACAGGACTTTGAAACAACATTTTTGCATGGGCATGACGGTTCGCAATGTATATATTATACAAATGAAAAATGCTTATATTATAATGACTGTGAATCACCGTGCCACCATTGTCATCACTACACGACAAAAATTAGAAATTGAAAAACTGCTTGTTGTTCGCAACGGGCAGTTTTTTTAAATTTTCGCTCAATTTTTTATTCGGAAAAATTTTTAACCCCCCGTCTATTTAGATTTTCAGCCCGGTCAATCCATTTTCAAAAATCCCCGATTTTTGAGCGGATTTTAATCAAATTTTGCCGGCAAAATTCACGAAAAGTTTTACGATTTTAACGTGCTAAAGTATGAAATATAGACTTGCTTTGGTGAATGGAAAGTCTATTTTTTTATGCCTGCAAGCTTGTAAAATACCCGCAGTCGCCTTGTTATTTTGCTATGGTATAAAACATAACCATATAAGGCATTTAAAGCCGTATAAGGCTATAAACAGCATAGAAGCGCAACGGCAAAACTGCCTTTATTTTGGTGGCTGTTGTTCCTGCTTGCGCTTTGCCCGCGTAGCTTTTACGCGCTGTATAACAGTATCCCGATTTTGGACGTAGTATTCCCGGTTGTTTTCCGCTGAATTTTTGCGGCGTGCGATTTCTGTGCACTCTGAACAGCAGTATTTCCGGTACACAGACATAAAAGTTTTACCGCATACTGGACAGATTCGGCTTGTTTTTTGGTTGGATAACTGCAACCGCCTGCGTTCATTTCCGGCGGCGTCCTGCCGGCGCTTACGTTCAGTAGCACAGGCAGCGGAGCAGACCTCTACACCCTTGCAGCTTAAAAAGCTTTTGCCGCAAATGGTGCATTTTTTCATTTTTGGCATAGAATACCCCCTTTTATATTTTAAGATAACACAAAAAAAGCTATAAAAATAGCCTTGCATTTTATAAATATATATGTTATTATATCTATGCAAGTGAAAACTTGCAATGTGTGCGGCACATTGATAAACCGTAACGCGTGGCGTATTGAAATATGTTTTAGTACTATTTCAAAAAAAGCCGCACACAAAAGCCCCGGATTTCTCTGGGGCTTTCTTAATTATATTAATTCAATTGAAATTATTTTGACCAAGGAATTCATTTCATCTTTGCGGTCTTCCCCTATTGTATTAAAGACATAGTTGATATAAATATCAACGTTTGCCACACCGTCTTCCCCCAAATCGCTAATAATATAGCTGTAGGAATTGTTGTTATAGGCTCGTGTATATGGTTCTTCACCGTCCCACACATCGCCCAGCCTTACAACGTCCCCGATTTCTAAATCAGGCAAATCAATTGAAAATTCTGCCGCTTTTTGATTAATTTCATATGCTCTTTTGACAATCTTATTCATAATTGTCCCCTTTCCGGGCTTACGCCCTTTAAACTTTATTATATTTAAAAGCAAGCCGGGGGATTGAACCCCGGAAGCCCGGCACCGTCTGCCGCTTGCCTGTTGTTATAAGGCTTTTAAAAGCTCTATAAGCTCACTGCGCCGCGTTTGAATCAGCTTCTTTGCGGTGCAGAAGTTAATCTTTCCGCCGGATAAGCGTTCTAACTCTTTAGCGGCGCCTATATATGCGGAAAACTCTTTTTTATACGCGCTGTCAAATGCGCGTTCTTTTTCTACGTTTTCCGGCTCGGCTTCATATTCCTGTTGTGCCTTGTCGGCGGCTTTTTCCAGCTGCTCTAATTCTTCAATTTTTTTTATTAATTCTATATTATTCATAACATAGAACCTCCTTTTATTTTTTATAAAAAGCATTGGACGGAATCGAACCGCCCGCGCGCCTGTTCGCTATGCTTTTTTAAACATTTCCCAAGGCGCTACAATCATGCCCCCTTGGCAAGCGGCATATATTACAACTTCACCGCTTTTTGTTATTTCGTACTTTTTAAAAGTACATTCTATTTCTTTGCCGTAAATAATTTTGTCGCCGGCTTTCATCTTAGCCACCTCCCTAGTTATAATAAAAGCTGTCTATCGCTGTCCTTGTAGTACCTTTTTCAACAATAGTAATTAAATGGCTAAAGCTGTCCAGTGCCAAGCCATAAGATTCTAAATCTTTATTTAATTTATCAATTCGCTTGTCACAGCTCAAAGATAAATCTTTTGTACTCTTGCGGTTACAGGTTCTTTCTTCGTTTTCTAAATATGATAACCTGTCAAGGTCTGCGTTCAGTCTGTAGAAACGATTCATTAATTTTTTAGCAACATCATATTCAATATTGTATGTTTCTGTTGCTCTTCTTAACTCTTTTTCTCTCTTTTCTGCGATTGTTAATTTTCTCATAGTCTTGTACCATTTCGCCGACTGTGATATAATCGGCTTACCTTTCTTTTTTTGATTGGTGGCGGTTGCGCGTTTGGCTGGTGGCAACCGCCTTTTTTTATTTTTTTGTCTTTCGACATTGTTATAATAACACATTAATTACATAAATGCAATACATAAATGCAATAAAATTAAAATAATATTTAATTTAATGCAAAAAATTGACTTTTATTGCAATATGTATTATTATATGTAATAGCATTACATTAATGAAAGGCGGATAATATGGATAATATTGAAATGTTAGAAAAGTACAAACAAAGGATAAAACGGCAAAACGAAAAAATAAAGCAGGACTACGACCGTGCGAGCGTAACACTCCCCAAAGGCACGAAAGACCGTATACAGGCATTGGGCTACACTGTAAACGGATTTTTAAATTCTGCGGTATTGGCAGAGCTGGAAAGGTTAGAAGCAGAAGCGCCGCAGACAGCGCAGCCGGAAGCCGCAAAAGAAGAACAGCCGGAGCAGGCACAGCAAAAAGCAGACGCGCCGGAAGATGTCGAAGAATTAAATAACTGGCTGCACCAAATACAGCAGGAAAACGAGCAAAAGCGATTGCAAGAGGTCGCACGGCGGCAAGCAAATGTAGAAGCCGAAAATGGCTATGATTAATAAAATAGTTGCCGTTTAAAAAATTAAGTTATATAATACTATACAGAGCGGAACACGAACCGCCCGACAATTTAATATAGCACGTAAAAAAAGAGAACCGCGCCCCCTCGGCGGTTCTCTTTTTTGCTTCTTTTTTATTCTTCGGAGTTTCCCCAGCCGGAAAGCGTGCACGGATTCCCGTTGCCGTCTTCCCATCCGCCCGTTATCGGGTCAATGCCACTGTTTAATTCAGCGGTGCAATTTTTATAGTCCGCGTAATCTCCGCAAACTATATGTCCCAAAAAATCCCCGTCTAAATTTACAGAGAACACCGCCGAGCCGTCCCCCTCTACCGTTATGCCGTTTTTAAATTCCCAATATTCCATATTTTTATACCCTTGCGGCAGTATTGCCGCCCTTTCTTTTTTGATAATAGTATTATCGCACCCACCTAATATTTTGTCAAGGAAATTTTATCTAAAAATAGAATAATTTTATTGACTTTTTACTATATATAATGTACAATTTTTAACATATTAAAAGGAAAGGAGAACGCAAAATGATAAAATATAAAATAGACGTGTTTGAGCTTTTAAAAGAACGTGGATACAATCAAGCCCGAATCCAAAAAAATGGTCTTTTATCAGGGCAGACAATACAAAATATTAAGGCAGGCAAAAGCATTACACTGGAAACGTTAAACCGCATTTGCATAATGTGCCGTTGCCAGCCGTCCGACATAATAGAGGTTGTGCCAACAGACGCGGAAAAAATAAAATTTTTCTAGCAAAAGCACTTGACAACATTCTAAAATTAGAATATAATAAAGACAGATTAAAGGAAAGGGCGCCCCATAGAGGGGCGAGGGTACAGAAACATGATGAATGAAAACAACGGAAGCTGGCAGGTGTTCGCGGTTGCACGCGAACATTTAAAGGAAATGCCGTTTGACTATGACGGTAAACACGCAACTGGCGACTGCGTGAAGTTATCCACAACAGGTGAGTGGGTAACGGAATATGAGGGCGAGGAATACGAAGACGCGCCCGACTGCGTGGAAACGTGGGAAGATTAATATAATTTCCCATTTTGATAGTTAGATAGTTACCATGATAAAAATATAACTATATCATATCAGGATGACGATGAAAGCATTATATTTTAAATTTTCATTTTTAGCCAGGTACATAATGCCCGGCTATTTTTATTTTTAATAATAAATATTAATTTTAATATTTTATCTGCAAAAAGTCAATAAAATATCCAATTTATAAAAATTTAATAAAATTTATAAATAATTCCGCTACTCGAGCGATACCCTATAGATACCCTATCCGCAGAAGAAAAAAGAGAAAAAAAGAACGAAAGAAAAACCAAAGAGAAAAGAAGCAAAAGAGAAAATAAAAAGAAAGATAGAATAAAAAGAGAAATAAAGAAGATATATTTTTAAATAAAATACACTGTATTTATTTTTTATTTTTAAGTAATTAGGGAATTAATTTAGTTTATATATATAATATAATACGCGCGGATTTATTTAAAATATATTCAAAAAAGCTATTGACAGTATAATTATTTTAGTGTATTGTGTAAGCACAGGTTGCAGAAATGCAAAAATGAAAATTGAATAGTAATTATTTTACCTACAAACGCGAGCCGCGGATTCATTCCAGCGACCAAAGAAACCCAAATAAAAATTGGGTTGAACAATGCAGTTTGTAGGTATTTTTTTTATTTTAAAATTTAAAAGTTGGGAGGTGTACAGAATTGGAGAAATTAGCAGGAGCAGAGCCAAGTTCATTAGAATCAATCAAAAATGATTTTGAGGAGTATTTAAAAGAATTCTGCACTGAAAATGACATTAAAGACCAGTACGACATCTATCCGGCTATGTGGAATGCAGCACTTACATATATTTGTCAAAATACTTTTAAGGCTAATCCAAGTATTTTAGCAATGCCTAAAAATATAAATAATGCTTATAACTTAGAAGCTGTAGATTATATATTAGATATATATGCTTACGAATGTTTTATACATAATCAAGAGATAAGTGTTATTGGTTTTCATTTATTTTCGGGTATATCTTTAAATGCTATATATAATTTAAACAATAACAATAAAAGAGTTGTTGTGTATAAGGACTTAGAGGGTAATGTTATTAGTAATTTAACTGTAAGCAGATTAAAAGAGGGGGAATATACAAAAGAATTAAGTTCAAAAGGAAGTGACATTTTTAAAAAATTGAAATTATTTTCTGAGGAAAGTTTGACAGCTCTGATGAAAGACAGGCGAAACAATCCAATGAAGTACTTGCCCATACTGAATAGGCGCTTCGGTTGGAATCTGCCAGGAGTAAGCCGGGAAACATTCGGAAAGACTGCATTGACAGCGGCAGACCTCCCGAAGTTGGGAACGGAATTGGACGAAAACGGCGCACAACTTCCACGGTTAGAAGCGTGCGAAACGTTAAACAATTCAGACACAATTTAAAAGTGCCGTATTTGCTGGTGTTCAAGCTATTTCGATATACTTAGAACTTCGCTAAACATGGGTTTAGCGAAATGTATAAAACAAATAGTCAGAAACAGCAAACAAAACAGCAAATAATCAAACAATTAAATAACGGCAGATAATTGCCTGCAATGGTGATTTGTTAGGGGGTGGGGGTTGAATAAAAACAGCCACCCAGCCCGACTAAGTACCAAAAATAATCTCAAAAACAAAAAGAGGTGTATCAATGACATTAAACGAGTATCAGGTAGAAGCAATGCGTACAGCAAGTAGAACAGCCACAGCACACGAAGATAATCTTTTGCTTAATGGAGTGATGGGCTTAAATGGCGAAGCTGGAGAAGTGATTGACATGGTAAAGAAAATGCTTTTTCAAGGTCATACGCTTGATAAAGACCACATGGCAAAAGAACTGGGCGATTGCCTTTGGTATTTAGCCGTAGCCGCAAAAGGCATTGGATATGACTTAGATACCATTGCTGAAATGAACAAAGCAAAGCTTAGAAATCGTTACCCGAACGGTTTTGAATCCGAAAGGTCGCTACATCGTGATAGCAAAGACATTTAAAGCAAAACAAACACCTTGTCAAACAATGCTGTAAGAATGGCTACAAAGGATAGTACAATGAGGTGTGCGGGAAATAGAGTTGGGAATACCCGCAAAACAATGCCCTATAGCCAAGCGGTAAGGCACGGGATTTTGATTCCTGTATCACTGGTTCAAATCCGGTTAGGGTAGCTGGGCTTTTGATAGCCCTTTTGTCCCATTCTTTGGTACCCCCTTATCTCCCGTTAGCGGAAAGCTGATTAAAGGACCGTCACAAGGTCCGGCGGGATTTACAAACATGATTACCCCGGTGCAGATAGGCTTTTCAACCTTGCCGGGATACACTGAATTGAGTTAAAACTTTTCGGGATACTGGAAAGTGTAGGCTTTTTGCTTGAAGCAATTTAAGCAAAGAAGACAGCAAAGCTGTCAACAAAGTGGTGCAGTATATCATCATAAGGACGTCAAAAGTAGAATCCTTGTGGCTGACGAATAATAAACGCTTGCGGTGCAAGAATAACCTGTTTGTGTTCGTGGTGTGAAAGACTACAAACAAAACAGGAATTTCATTAAGTCGGCTTGCCTTGAATCCGGGAAACCGGAGTATAACACAAGAAATTCGTTAAAGTAGCGGTATGGCAAAACAAAATTTTTTTGCAAATCAAAAAAACTTCCGAAAGAACCGTGAAATTTGCAGGTTAAATTCGCTCCCTGTCAGTGCTTGACAGCGGTAAGAAGCCAAGGGTCGCACCCGGAAGCTCGGACTTATCGTCACGGTGACTGAATGTGACTGCGGGTATGATGAATAAAGAGAAGTCTTAATCATGTTTGTTTTTTGGAAAAGCGGCAACGATTGGCGGTGTTGCGGCAGACTGTAAATCTGTTCCCATGTGGTAAACATTGGCGGTTCGATTCCGCCCTTTTCCATTTTTTTAAAAAAATTAAAAATAAAAAAGAGGTGCAGTATGGCAAAAGGTGTTCATGCAGTAGATAAGGACAAGTTTATTGAAGCCTATAATAAATGGGCAAGCGGCGAGGTAACGATAACAAAAGCAACGGAAATAGCCGGCATGAGTTATCCGACATTTCACAAATACGTAGGCATATTAATTACAGGTGGGAAATTTCCTGACGGGCTATTTAAGGACTAGGAGAGTGTGCATGAGAGTAGAGATTAAAGGCAATGTATATGGAATGTCACGCAAAGAGTACAAGCAGTTCCTTAAAATAGCAAGTAAAGCTATACCATGCGGCATTTATGCGGCTGAAAAGGGAAGCACTGCTATTATGCTGAATGAAAAATACGGCAGCATTGAAGATTTGAGAAAATCCGTGTCTGAATATAAATTAAAAGGATTCAAGGTGTATTACAATGACAAAAACAACGATAAAAAAAATTCTTAAAACTCTTAATAAAACACTTGATGTGTTTATGTTGACATTAATTCTTTTGGTTTTAATAGCTGGCCTTAGAATTATTTTAGAACTTTTATTTGGTGTAAAAATGACAGCAATTGCTGTGTTTGCTTTAATGTTTGTTTGCATTTTTGTATTAAACTTTTTGAAAGGGTGACTTTTTATGTTAATAGTTGCATTGCAAGATGATGTGGATAATTTATATGCTATCTGGGATACAATTATGGATAGATTCTTAGGTGTTAATCTTAAAAAAGATAAAGCTGTTGATGTTATCATGGAATATAAAAGTGATTATTCTTATGAACAGGCATTAGACAGGGTGGAACATCCACAGCCTTTTAAAGATATTGCTAAGTGCTTATGTGAAGAATTGCGCCCTTGCGATGATAATAAAATCGAAACAGCAACTCAATATTTGAAAGAACTGTCATGGAAAATAGGCACTGTTAGTGCTGAATGCCTTTCAGAAAAGGACGGGCAAAAAATGAGAGAGTACATAGATGTACTTGAAAACAGAATTGATGAATTAGAACAATGATTGCTGATTATCAGCAGAAAGGAATATATTATGAAGAAGAAAATTTTAGCAGTTGTATTAGGCTTGACATTGTGCTTAGGAATGACCGGATGTGCGTCATGGGACAGAGCGGTAACAGATATGAAAAGTGATGTAAATGGCGGTATGCAAAGAACAATTACTGTATACACGGCAGATGGTAAAGAACTTGCAACATATAAAGGCAAAATTGATATTGGTGCATACGATGGTGGATATGTTAAGTTTGATTTTAACGGCAAGAGATATATCTACTACAACTGTTTTGTAGAAAGCATTGCAGATATTGATTAAGTGATATTACCGACTACAGATTGATTGTAGTCGCTAACCAACAAAAATTATTGGCAGAGGTCTGAAAGTGCCTTTGCTTTTTTGGAAAGTAGAGGTGCTTTTCTTTGGCAAGTTCAAGCCTTATTTCAGTAGTAAGTCAGTATGAAAAATATATTGAAAGTAATGGTGTTAATGAATCGGTAGTAAACGCATACATAGAAGCCGCCCAAGTTGCACTACAAACAGAAAAAGACGTTGAATATGGATTGAAAATTTCGGCAAGGGCAAAACAGTTGGCGGAAAAATTCATTTTTGATTCCACAGGCGGCACGGCATGGGATTTAGAGAAGTTTGCATTTAAAAATAAAGTCCAGTACGACATACTGGATAAATATTATAGCGTATTGCTTGCGGAAGCACAAAACAAAATCGTTGACAGCGGCTTTATGTACCTTGAAAAGAAGCGAGAACCAAAAGAGCGGTTTTATATGCCACGGCGCAAACAATTTCTTAAAATAGGGCTCACACAGGCTTTGCAAGGCATGATTGACGATAAGTACGATATTTTGTGTGTATCTTTGATTCCTGGAGCTGGAAAAACAACAGTCGAAAAAATGTTTAACGCACTTGTGGCTGGCTGGTATCCAAAAGACTTTAGCTTGTTTTATTCGCACAGCGGCGATATAACGCGAATGTATTTTGACGGTGTGTATGATATTGTTACAAATTCAGACGAATATACGTGGAGTGAAATATTTCCGAATTTACACGTAACAAGCACAAATGCAAAACTTGAACAATTCAATATAGGCAAATACAAACCGTTTCCGTCCGTGCAGTGTACGTCGGTAGGTAGCAAGAATAGCGGAAAGGTTAGAAGTTCAAAATATTTGTTGGTCGACGACTTGATTGGGGGGGTCGAGGAAGCCTTAAATCCAACGATTCTTGATAAGTTGTGGAACAAATACGCAGTAGACGCAAGGCAACGTAAAATACAGGATACGGACGGTCATAACTGCAAAGAAATTCACATTGCCACGCGTTGGAGTGTTAGAGATGTGATAGGACGTATTCAAAATATGTATGCAGGAAATCCACGGGTAAAAGTTATTGCAGTCCCGGACATTGACCCGGAAACTGGAGAAAGTAACTTTGACTATGAGTTTAGCGGATTTACTAAAGAATTTTTTGAAGACCAGCAGTTATTAATGGACGATATATCATATCGCTGTCTGTACAAGCAAGAGCCGATTGAACGTGAGGGCTTGCTGTTCCCGGACGACAAAATAAGAAGATACCTTAATCTTCCGCATGGAGAACCGGAAATAATTACGGCACAATGCGATACAAAAGGAAAAGGAACAGACTACTTTGTCATGCCAATACTTCAAAAGTACGGTGAGGATTATTACTGTGTTGATTGTGTGTGCGATAACACGGCAGACTATGAAATGCAATATGAAAACGCGGCAAATGTAATTGTCAATAACAAAGTTCAAGAATGCGAATTTGAGCGAAATGCGGGCGGTGACAGAGTGGCAATGGAAGTCAATAAGCGTGTGCTTAGTAAAGGCTGGGTTTGCAATATTACCGATATGCCGACAGAAACGAATAAAGAAGCACGAATTTTCCAGTGCTCAAACTGGATATTACAGCACGTTATTTTTAAAGACTCGCAGTTGTACAGCCCAAAAGAACCATACGGTGTCATGGTTGGACTTTTAAAGCAGTATTCAGTTTCGGGCAAAAAGCAGTTAGATGATGTACCCGATGTTTTTTCAAATTTTGCATTAAGAATCACGCAATCAAATAAGACGGCGAAAATTGAAGCCGCTATTAATCCATTCCGCAGGAGGTATTGATTTATGACGACAAAGGAATATTTACAGCAAATCGGAAAATTAAACAAAATGATTAACAATAAAATGATTGAACTGGCACAGATGAAAGAAATGGCATACAGTATTAAAGCCGTGGGAACAGATGAGCGCGTTATGTCTTCTAGCGACCCGGACAAAACAGGCTGCGCATATGCTAAGATTGAAGAAATGGAAGAAAAAATTAACGGCATGATTGACAACTACGTAGATACTAAAGAAAAAATTATTAATCAAATTGAAAGTATAGAAGACGAAAATCTATATAATATTTTATTTTTAAAATACATAGCAAAAAAACGGTTTGAAGATATTGCGGTGGAGATTGACAAATCATGGCGACAGACAATCCGATTGCACGGAACGGCGCTCAAAAAATTTGAAGAAAAATACGGAAAAGAATACTTGTCATGTCATTGAATGTCATATTAATACTGTGTTATTATTATAATGTCAAATAAAAGTAAAAGTTCCGAGGAAAGCACTGCTACAGAAATGTGGTGGTGCTTTTTTCATGCCAAAAGAGGTTGAATATGAGGTTTTACACTAAAAAAAATAAGGCTGTAATGTGTCCGAATTGTGGCAAATTATTGACGTATGCCGATAAAGATGACCCCAATTTACATAAATTGGCTTGCAAGCATTGTCGTAAGTGGATTTGGTATTATCCGAATGATGATGATAAAAATGAAGCCAAAGAAATCCCGGATACACGCTCGTCAAGCGGAGTTAGACTTTACTAGGAGTATTAAATATGTTAAATGATGTATATTTCTACGAACTCGTAAGAGGTTGTTATGGACGCAAAATTGCATATACCAATGTTGAAAAAATAACAGCAGATAACGTTGTTAAAATCGTTGGAGATTGCATTGGTGTATTTAACTATAACAAGCCCATTATCCGGTATTTGTGGCACTATTATAAAGGCGACCAGCCGGTATTATACAGAATAAAAATGCAAAATGAAGACGTAAACAATAAAGTTTGCGAAAATCACGCATATGAACTGGTTCAATTTAAGGTTGGACAAACATATGGTGAACCGATACAGTACGTTAGCCGAAAAGACGATGAAAAAGTTAATAAAGCGGTTGATACGCTGAACGATTATATGTCTGACGCTAACAAACAGGAAAAAGATATTAAGGCAGGAGAGTGGCAGTCAGCGACCGGCACATCTTTTAAAGCAATACAGATTGTCGATGGCGACATACCGTTTCGGATTATAGCGCCAAGCCCAATGAACACCTTTGTTATTTACAATAAAGCTACAGAAGAACCGGTGCTTGCTGTACAGGAGTTAAAAGACGAAAATAACAACTTTTATAAGCTGTGTTATACAGATTCAATGACATTTAAAATTCAAGACAGCAAAGTTATTGAAAGCAGATTGCACGCGTTTGGCAGTATCCCGATTGTGGAATATCCGAATAATCACGAAAGGATTTCAGATATTGAATTGGTTATCAGCCTGTTAGATTCAATAAATACCATGCAGTCAAATCGAATGGATTCGGTGCAGCAGTTCGTTGAATACTGGGTAAAATTTATCAACTGTGAAATTGATGATGAAACTTTCCAAAAGATGAAAATGAACCATGCACTCGTTGTTAAGTCTATTAATAAAGATAACAAGTCAGACGTGGAAATTATGACGCAGGAATTAAACCAAACGCAGTGTCAAGTTGCCAAAGACGACTTGTGGGACAATACATTGTCAATTCTTGCGATTCCAAACAAACAGGGAAACACAGGCGGAGATACGCAAGGCGCGGTGGAATTAAGAAATGGTTGGGATTTCTCGAAAACAAGGGCAAAGCTTAAAGACCCGATTGTAAAAGCGGCGGAAAAGCGGCTTGCAAAGGTTGTGCTAAATATTATACGGATTAAGGACCGTGATTTAGGCATAAAAATGCGGGATTTTGAAGTGCAAATTAATCATAGCCCACAGGATAATATGTACACTAAAGCACAAACACTTACAGTATTGCTTCAATCTGGCATACATCCACTTGTGGCAATTAAAACGGTGGGGCTTTGGGGAGATTCAGAAAAAACATTTGTTCTTTCAAAGCCATACCTTGATGTCTTATATAAGACTGTTAAAAATGCGAAAGAACAGGAAAACAAAGCACAGGAAATAGTTAATCAACTTAATAATCAGCAAAATAAAGCAGTTATCGAGCAATAATCGGTAACTGCTTTTATTTTATAAATTTGCAGTCATGCGACAAATGGCAGAAACAATCGAGCGGAGAGAACCGTGTAAAAAAACGTGATTTTAGGAGGAATAAACGATGACAAGAGAACAGGCAAAACAGAATCTTATTTCAATCGGAATTTCAGAACCGACAGATGAGCAGGTGAGTAATTATCTGAATCAGTTAAACGGTGAAACAAAGAAAGAAAAAGATAAAGCGGCAGAGTATAAAGCGAAAGCTGACAAGGCAGACGAACTTCAATCAAAAATTGATGAAATAGAAGCTGGAAACCTTACAGAACTTGAAAAAGCCAACAAAGCACTGGAAACGGCAAACAATCAGATTGCAGAGCTGCAGAAAAGCAATGCAATCAGGGATTTGCGTGAAAAAGCCATGACGGATTTCAAAATCACGGCAGAACAGGCAAAGACGGTTGTAAAAGAGGACGGAAGCTTTGACACAACTGTTCTCGGACAGATTATTTCAGAGAAAGAAACCGCTTCCGCGCAGGCAAAGGAGCAGGAAATTGCCAAAGGTACACCGAATCCGGGCGGCGGCGGTAGTAACCAAGATTCAGAGAAGACAGAAGCAGAAAAAATAGCCGCAAGTCTTATCTCAAGCAATCCAAAAAGTCAAAGCAACAATGATGTTTTGTCACATTATTTAGGAGGTAATTAAAAATGTCAAACATGCAGTATGAACAGACTTCATATGTCGGAAACGTTCAGATTTTAAAAAGACTGCCTAACGAAGCAATTCCAATGACACTTGATTTTACAGATGTTATTGAAAAGACGGCTGACGGCAGAAAGATTGTAAAAGCCGGTACACCAATTGGAAAAAACGGAAAGGCAGACAACACGGCAACGGTCGTAGGTATTCTGAGATATGACGTCACAGAAGACAGGCCACAGGGTGTGCTTTTGAAGAAAGCATATATCAATAAAAGCGTGGCTGAAAAGCATTCCGGCGTTACATATGACGCAGGCGTTTCCACAGCGCTTCCAATGATTATATTTGAATAATTTGGGAGGTATATAGATGTTAATTAATGAAGTGTTAAACAGTAAGTCTATTGCACTTACAACAACAGAAGAAGCAAGCAATCAAATCCCATATCTCGGATTAAATTGGTTTCCGGAAAGAAAGAAACAGGGGCTTGATTTAAGCTGGATTAAGACACATAAGGGACTTCCAGTATCGCTTGCGCCGTCAAATTTCGACACAATTCCGACACTTAGAGCAAGAGAGGGATTAAGCAAGGAAAAAACACAAATGGCATTTTTCCGTGAAGGTATGGAAGTCGGCGAAGAAGAAATGCTTGAAATTGAACGTATTAGTTCTACAGATGACCCGTACCTTGCAAGTGCCTTATCAAGCGTATATGACGATACTAACAACCTTGTGAGCGGCGCAGAAGTCGTGCCGGAACGCATGAGAATGTCGCTTCTCGCTACAGAAGCAGGACACCCGGTTATTGCTATTGAAAGTGACGGTGTACAGTACGCATATGATTACGACAAGGACGGTTCATATGCAAAAGACCATTATGCAAAGCTTGAGGACACTAGCATGTGGAGTGATACAGTGAACTCCAAACCACTTACAGACCTTAATAATGCTCGAAAAAAATTACAGAAGAAAGGCAAGATTGCTAAATACGTTCTTATGAACACCAATACATTTCAGTATTTACTTGAAAATGCACAGATTAGAAATTCAATCCTTGCACAGAATCTCACGGCAACAATTGAGGTTGATGACGACACGGTAATTTCAGTTGTTCAGAAGCGTACAAAGCTTACAATCGTCCTGTACGACAAAATGTATATGGACGAAGCTGGGAAAGAACACTATTTTTACCCGGACAACAAAGTAACACTGTTGCCAGACGGAAAACTGGGTAGTACGTGGTTCGGAACGACACCGGAAGAAAGAACTGCAAGACAGGTTGCTGACGTTGATGTAACGACATATGGAACAGGAATCACAGTCGCTACAAAGGTTGAGTATGGCCCGCCAATGAAGATGTCAGTATTCGCTTCTGAAGTAGTATTGCCATCTTACGAAAATATGGATAGCACATTCGTACTTGAGGTCCATCATGATTAATCGGAGGTAGCATATGAAATATCCATATATCGTTATTAAAAACGGGAAATGGTATGCGGCAGGCGAAGAAGTCCCGGACACCGTGCCGGGAAACAAGCCCACCGGATATACCAAGACTGAAATAAACCGTATGCCGACAGCAGAATTGCAGAGTTTAGCGGCACAGAACGGCATTGAAAATGCGGCGGAAATGAGCGGAGTTGACCTTAAAGCAATCTTGATTGAGAAGTTAGGGTTATAAGCAGGAGAACAGCATGGAAGAATACACAACATTAGAGCAGGTAAAAATCCGGCTCAAACAATTTCATATTGAAACGGTTGAAAATGAGGATAACACTGAATCTGATGTTGTTGTGTTTGACAGCAAAGAAGACAACTTGCTTCTTGAACAGCTCATAAAACAGGCAACGAAAGATGTAATTGCAAAACGGTGTTATCCGCAAAGTTATACGCAGGAACAGATTGACAATGACTTGAAATGCTATGAAAGTGTAATTGTCAATCTTGTGGTATATGACCGGTCACAGGCAGGAGAAAACTACATGGCAAGCTACAGTGAAAACGGTGTAAGCCGTAGCTGGAAAGACCGTGATAGCCTGTTTGTAGGGGTATATCCGTTTGTAAAAGCATTATAGAAGATTGTGCGTTACGTTTTACCAGCACCGGGGAAACGTAGCAGGCGGCACACAGTAAGGGTGGTGGGCGGTGTGCCACAAAAAAATGAAAGGCGGTATATTATGCCAGTTGCAATAATTATAAGTATCATATCGGTTGCTTTTTCCGTCTTTTTTGGATTTTTTAGTCTTTGGTTTGGTTTGAAAAACAACAAACACACAGACACAAAAGACATTGAAGAACGCGTAAAAGAGAATACACGTATCAATATGAAACTTGACGCCATTTCAAGCAATACAACTGAAATAAAAAATGAAGTGTCAGAAATGAGAAAAGAGATTAATTCTCACGATACACGAATTATCAAAGTTGAAGAAAGCGTGAAATCGGCACATTACAGACTAAACACTATTGAAGAACGTCTGAATGGCGAAAAGGAGATGTAATATGAATATTTTAGAAACATTGACGTTAAACATCACGATTATTTTAGCGGTAATCGGCGCAATCGCGTTTATTGTGTCGGTGATTACACAGGTTATCAAAGGAGTAGGTGTTTTTGCGAAGATTCCAACTGACGGATTGGTACTTGTGTTATCAATCGGCATTACAGTAGCGGCATTTGTAGCATATATGCAGTATTTACACATGACTATCCTGTGGTACATGGTTTTAGCCGCAATTATGGCAGGCTTTGTTGTTGCTTTTGTTGCTATGTATGGCTGGGAGAAGCTTTCAGAACTGTGGAAACGGTTCGGAAAGAACGTAGATTGATATGTTGGACATTAATAAACAAAAGATGATTTACGCGCTTAAAGACGGCAGAACACCGGTATACCAACTGAATAAAGACGGCTCAATAAAATACATCATTGTTGACGGTGAAGAAGTCCCTGTTGAAACAGGAGAGTATACCACAGGTTATAAAAAGCCTGTGGTTTTTTATTCTTCAATAAGCAATAAATTAAGCGAAGCACTGATAAAGGAATTTGGTGTAGATAATTCTACGAATTTTGTTCAAATTGTGGAAGACAAATGCAAATTGCCGTTAGATGTTGGCTCGCTTGTTTGGAAAAAGTCGGAAGTGAGGTACAAAGATAAGGATAAAACAATCATTGATGAAACCAGTTGCGATTATATCGTTAAGGGTGTCGCTGATGAGGGATTAACGGCAGATTTATTTCTTTTACAGAAAAACGTGAGGTAAGCACATGGCTACAAGACCAATAGTTATAACATTGTCCCAAAAATCCGTAGAAAACGCAATAAAACGAGTACAGCAGTATCAATTAAGATTTAAACGTAAACTTAGAAAATTCGTGAAAGAACTTGCTAATGTAGGCATTGCCGTAGTTGATACCAATATGACAGAAGCGCAGTATACGTTTGACGGCAAAATAAGAAGCGGTTCTGACACGTCACACAATGCTTACGTAGAACTTAATTCCAATGGTAGTACGGCAGAAGCAAAACTGATTGTACAGGGGAAAGAACTGTTATTTATCGAGTTTGGCGCAGGCGTATATTATAACGGAGCCGCTGGTGCAAGTCCGCACCCCAAAGGAGAAGAATTTGGATTTTTAATCGGTTCGTATGGCAAAGGCAACGGACAAAAAAAGGTTTGGGGCTATTACGATGAAAATAACCAACTTGTGCTTACAAGAGGTGTAAAAGCTACCATGCCGGTATTGAAAGCAGAACAAAAGATAATTGAGGACTACAAAAATGTTGTAAAGAGGGTGTTTGAATAGTGATTGATAATCAGTGGGCTTTTGATTTAGAAATGAATGTGTTTTCGACAATCAAGAAAAAGGCATTGGCAATTCTTGAAGACAATTACCCTGATATTAGCATTACACCAGATGAAGAATCAAACGATAAACCGGTGTTTCCGACAGTATTAATACAGTCTGTTGAACCGACTGAAACAAACAGCGATTTAGAAGCTGACAGAATTAATACTGTAGACTTTACAGCACAGGTAACAGTAACAACAAACCGAAGCAGAAGCGAGGCATTGCAAGTATCCAATGTTATAGCGGATTTGTACAAGAAACGATTGTTTAAGATAAAGCCCATGCCGTTTGTACGAAAAGAGGGAAATCTGTGGACAGCAACTTTCCGTGCAAAGCGCAAATTTGGGTGGAATGACATTTTATAGCGATTTACAAAGAGCCGAAAGGCTCTTATTTTTATGCAATTTTTTAGGAGGTAAACATGGCTACAGGTTTAAAAAGTAGAATTATTTACAGGAAAAAGACCAAAGAAAGCAACGAAAGCGATTACTGGGCTGGCACATACAACCTGTTGATTAGAGCAAAAAGTATTCCGTCACCGGTAGGTGAGCGTAACATGGTTGATACGTCTACGCTTGAAGATTTAGTCGAAACGCAAGAACCCGGAAGACGCGCGGCGGGTTCAATGGCTGTAAGCGGTGCATTTGAACGCGAATATCTTGACAATTTAGTTGAGATTGAAGACGAAAAGTTAGACATTGTTGTTCTTTATGGCACAGACGGCAAAGGTAAAGAGGGCATTTGTGGTTTTATCGGCTCTGAATCATTCGCGCCGGACGAAGCTACAGACGACCATTTAACAGGTACTTGCAACATTGCTATTTCAACAGTGCCGCGTTGGATTCATAAAGACTATGACGTTGCGGTAACAGAAGATGAGAACGGTTATCCGACATCAATTACATTATCAAAAAAATCGTAAGTCAGTCCGGAAAAACAAATAAGGCTGTTGCGACTGACGAGGATACAAAAACAGCCGTAGTAATTTGATAGTTAGTAAATAATATGGCAGGGCGGCAGAAATGCCGTCCCTGTCCTATATAAAGCGAAAAGGACAGGTAATGAATATGAAAACAATTACAGTAAACAGTAACGAATATAAATTAGAGTTTTCTTTTGAAGCGGCAGAGTATAAAGACATCGTGCAGAAAATGTTTAAGGTCCTCAGCGGTGCTTACGTTGTCGAAGAATCAAAGGATATGCAGAATCCTACTACTAAGGATATTATCAACGGCACAGCAAATATGATTGGCGATACAGCAGATATTTGTATTACTGCTTTTTATGCCGGCTTATTAGAAAACAACCCGCTCTCACACGAGGAAGCAAAGACGGTAATGAGAGCCTATATGAGAGAAAATAAGCTTTCGTACAAAAAGCTGTATGACGAATTGAGAGATTGCATGGAAACAGACGGTTTTTTCGACCTGTCGGGGCTGAACGACATGATTCAGCAGATGTACGGGACAGCGCCGGAAGCAACAGCACAGACAGCATAAAAAAATCTGAAATTAATTGGCACAAAATAATTTGGGAAGATTATTTTCCGACAGCTTTTTCAATCGGGATACACATAGATGAGTTTAAGCACATGACACCGGCAGAGTTGGGATACTGTATAAAAGGACATGAGCTGAAAAGAAAAGAACAGGATAGCGATATGTGGCACTTCGCCGGTACATATGGAATATCTGCCCTTATTTATGCGATAGACCGTTGTTTAAATGGTAAAAAGGCAAGGTCGGAGTACATCAAAAAACCAGTTTCAATTTTACTTGAAGAAGAAAGTAAGCCAAAATCAGAAGAAAGTAATGAAGACGTTGCGATGTTTGAAATGCAACAAAGAATCAAAATACTGGAAAAAGAGGGCGGCATATTAAGTCCGTCATAGGTGGTAGCGTGCAAATTGCTACCACCTTTATTTTTGCACTAAAGGTGGTGAGGACGTGGCAGATAATGAACTGGACAGCTTAGAGCTTAAAATACAAGCAAATGCAACACAAGCAAACAATGCGCTTGATAAACTTGTTAAAAATTTAGAGAATTTATCAAGTTCGTTAGGAGTTATCAACAATGCCAATCTTGCGGGATTTGCAAGCGGTGTAAAAAATATTACAAATGCAATGCAGGGGATAAAAAGCGTAAGCACAGCAGATTTTACGCGTTTGTCAAAAGGTATTCAGAAGATTTCAAGCGTTGACACTGCCGCAATAAACAAGGCTTCTACGGCAATGACGTACTTAGGCAAGTCCTTTAATTCCATGCAGGCAACCAATGAAGCAACAAAGCAGATTACGGAACTTGTGACAGGAATCAAGCAGTTAGGATATGCCAGTGCCGCAAAAGCTATTGACAATATACCGAAGCTTTCAAGCGCGATGAAACAGCTTATGCAAGAACTGTCAAAAGCACCACAGGTAAGTCAAAATCTTATTGATATGACTAATGCGCTTGCGAATTTAAGCCGCACAGGGGCTTCAAGCGGCAGAGCGGCGACGTCATTAAGCAAAAACTTTTTAAACGTTTCATCTTCTGCAAATTCGGCAACCAAAAGCAGTTGGTCGTTGGCTTCTGCATTTGGTAAATTATACGCTTCATACTGGCTTGTTTTCAGGGCAATAAATAAACTGGGAGATTCGATTAATATAGCTTCATCACTCACGGAAGTTGAAAATGTTGTACGTACAACTTTTGGAAATTATGAAAACCTTGTAGACGACATGGCAAAAACATCTATACAGGATTTTGGTATGTCAGAACTGTCCGTAAAGCAGTATTCAAGCCGTTTTCAAGCTATGGGCGTCGCTATGGGATTTTCTCAAAAGAAAATGGCCGATATGTCCATTGAACTGACAAAGCTGACGGCCGATATGGCTTCATTTTACGATGTAGAACAGTCAGACGTTGCGAGAAATCTTCAAGCAATTTTCACAGGCGAAACAGAGCCATTAAGAAAATATGGACTTGATTTGACACAAGCAACGTTAAAAGAGTGGGCTTTAAAAAACGGACTTGACGCTAATATCAGTTCCATGACGCAAGCAGAAAAAACCATGTTGCGATACAAATATGTTATGGCAAATACGGTGGCAGCGCAAGGCGACTTTGCAAAAACTGCCGATACATGGCACAATCAAACGGTTATTTTAAAGCAATCATTTCAAGAACTGGCAGGAATTATAGGTACATCGTTGATTAATGCGTTTAAGCCGTTTTTAAGCGGATTAAATTTCGCAATGACACAGGTTATTAATTTCGCTGAAACGGTAACAAATGCCTTAGGTGCAATTTTTGGTTGGAAATTTGAAGTTACAAACAAAGGTATTGCCGATGATTGGTCGGACGCCGCGGACAGCGCCGATGATATAGCAGACAGCACCGGAAACGCCGCTAAAAACGTTGAAAAGCTGAATAAGGGTGTAAGACAGTTTGATGAATTAAAACTGATTACAACACCGGATTCAAGTAGTGGAAATGGCAAAAAGGGTAGCGGCACAGGAGCGGCAAGTGCAGACGGAGCAAGCGGTGGTCTTGTGAAAGTCGATACCATTTGGAAAGACTATAAAAGTCAAATTAAAAATTTACGCGAGTTAGGCGAGTATATAGGCAATACGCTTACAGATACGCTGAATAGCATTGACTGGGACAGCGTGTATGCCGGTGCTAGAAATTTTGGTAAAGGCCTTGCTGATTTCCTCAACGGGCTTATCTCACCGAAATTATTCGGTGCTGTCGGCAGAACTATTGCAGGAGCATTAAATACTGCTGTGTATACGGCTTTATCGTTTGGGGAAACGCTTGACTGGGAAAACTTAGGATTTTCTATTGCAACCGGAATAAATCAATTTTTTGAAACGTTTGATTTTGCTTCAACCGCAAAAGCTATCAATAAGTGGGTTCAAGGCATTTATGACACAATCAAAACAGCTATAAAAAATATCAAATGGTCAAAAGTGCTTGAGGGAATAGCAACATTAATTGGTGATGTTGAACTAAAAACAGTAGCAATCATAATTGGAGCAGTGCTTTTAAAGAAATATTTCAAACTGGAAATTGCTAAAAATATTTTAAAGGGTATTGCAACGTCAATTTCACAGTCAATAGCAAAATCACTTGCGGCAAAAATGGGTGTTGAAATTGCACAAAACGCAGGAATTTCAAAGGCACTTACAGCTGGAATTAAAAAATCAATAGGAAATATTGATTATGGTGGACTATCAAAAACACTTTCGTCTTTAATGTCAACAAAGTTAAAAGCCACAATCGGAATTGCGGGTATTGCAACAGAGTTTTTAACAGTTGCAACTGTTTTTGAAAAAATTGGGGAAGGTGCTAATTTTACAGTCGGCATGTTGGCAAAAGTGGCGGCAGGCGCAGGAGTGGCGGCGGCCGCATTGAAGTTGATTGGCTTATCTACACCGTGGACAGCGGCTATAGTTGGCATTACAGGCTTAGTTGCGGCTATCGCGGGAATCGGCATAGGATACGCAAAAGCGCAAAGTGAAGTGGTGAGCGCTAATACTATAATCAGTAATTCTGTATTAGCAACGGCAGAAAGTTTAAATTCAACAATACAGTCATCTAAAGACCAGTTTAATAGTGTAGGTGATACCTATGCAGGCGTTAAAAGCGTTGCAGATAAATACTTTGAATTGGCAGATAATTTTGACAATTTAACAGATTCGCAAAAAGAAATGCTTATTGCATACGCAAATTACATTGTCGAACAGTGCCCGGAATTGGCAGATTCGATTGATACGGTAACTGGCGAATTTAAAGGACAAAAAGAAGAAGTTTACAATACAATTTCTGCACTTGAAGCTTATGCCAAAGCGGCGGCAATGCAAGATGTATTAAAAGACCTGTACAAGCAAGAGATTGATATTGGCAATCAACTAAAAGAAAATAATGAAAAATACAACAAAGCAGAAAGTATTATTTATGAATACGTAAAAGAGCTTACTGGAATGTCTAAACAGGCATTTGATTCAGCATATGAAATCAGTGGATTGGGTGACGCATTTGATGTGCTTTCGGGACTTTTAGATGACCCAATGAGAAAAACCAGTGATTTTACAAAAACATCATACAATTTACGAAAAGAGTTAGGATTAAATTCACAGGAAACATGGCAATTAGCAAATGATAATAGAGAATTAAAAGAATCTTATGAAAAATGTGAAAATGCAATAGCGAATGCCGCAACCGAAGCGGCAAATTGCAAAAATGAATACAACAATCTTACGCAACAGCAGAACGACACTGCGGACAGTTCTGATAATTTGCGGGATACAATGCAACAAAACAATGAGCAAATAAGAGAATCCGTGCAACAGTCAATGTATGACATTGAAAAAAATGTAGCGGAAAAGTCAGGCGAATCTACAGAAGATATTTCAAATTTTTACAACAAAGCAAGTGAAACCTTTGGCAGATTGGGTGTTGTAGGAACAGATGGCGGTACAAAGCTGTATAACGGATTTACGACCACAACAAGCGGATTGCCGGGATACAATAGCGCAATATTCGACAATATTCAACAAACGGCTATTTCAAAGGCACTTGATACCGGCTCAAAAGCGGGTGAAAACCTTGTTGATTCGTACAAGGAAAATATTGACGGTGTACCGAACACAACGGCAGTTGCTTTCCTGTCAATTATAGACGCGGTAAACGCAGGAGAAATCGGTTCAGACGTTGGAGCTGACCTCATGAATAACTTGGCAGATACGATAAGCAGTAAAGCATGGGAAGTCCATGACGCATTAACAAACGCTATTCAAAATAGTTACAAAATGGAACTGGAAAGCGATGATAATTATAGCGCAGGCGACCCATTGAAAAGTGGATTTGCTAAAATTCGTATTAAAGGGTATGCGGACGGCGGTTATCTTCCGCAAAAATATAGCATTGTCATGGCGGGCGAAAACGGAATACCGGAAATTGCCGGAACGGTCGGCGGCAAGTCGGCAGTAGCGGGCGGCGCAGAAATTACGGGTATTAAAGATTCCATTTACGATACGTCACAGCGAGAAATAGCACTGCTTAGACAGCAGAACCAGTTGTTACAAGGAATACTCAACAAGGACTTGAGTATAAGCCAAAACGACATCGGAAGCAGTGCAAGAAAATACGCAAGAGAATATTTTAAAAGAACTGGCAAACCGGCATTTGATTATTAATGCATGTACAATAGATGATAATTAATCTATTATAATACGTGACAACTTGCTTTGCGGCGGAATCTATTTTATGTAGGTTTCGCCTTTTGCCATTTCTTTAGCACATATCGAATGCCGGTATGTGCTTTTTTGTTACCAATTTTTAAAAATGTGAGGTGCAGGCATGGCGTACAACGGCTTTTTGATTAAAATTGGAGATTATACGATACCGGACGGATTAATCAAGGCAGATTCCTACAGCGCATACGCAAATATGCAGGACATTGACGATTACACGGACGCAAACGGATACGAGCATAGAAACGCTGTTGAATTAAAGGCATTAAAGGTTGAATTTGAAACCAAGGCAATGCTTACAAATGAAACATTTGAAGTGCTGATGAGCAATATTCGCAACAATTTTACAAATTCGCAGGAGCGTGGCTGTTATATTACAGCCTATATCCCGGAATATGACGATTATGTTACGCAGTATGGCTATATGGCTGATTTTCAGCCAACAATTTACGGCACATACGGAAATGTAATTCGATACGATTCAATCAGACTTGCCTTTGTTGGAGGTGTTTACGGTGGTTAATTATCAATACGCAGAATTATTTAAAAAAGATAGCATAGATAAGCAGTTGACGATTGAAACGGACGATAAAACGACAAAAATTACAAATGTTGAACTACATCAAGAACAGTTTGAATTGACAGAAAGCATTTGCTCGGAATCTGAATTGACAATCGGAAGTTGTGAAGCGGCGGTGCTTAAATTTACTGTATCAAACATTTTTCTGCCGATGAAAGACAAAATGATAACAATTAAAACGGTAATTGATAATAACACTGCAAATCCGTTTCAAATTGGCAGATATAAAGTATACTCTGACACACCAACGGCAGATAGAACAAAGCGTGATATTGTAGCTTATGACAGGCTGTATGACGTGATAAACGCAGATGTGGCGGAATGGTACAATACGTTATTGCCGGAAAAAGACAGCACGACGACAATGAAAGCTTTTCGGGATAGCTTTTTTGGGTATTTTGGGATTGAGCAGGCGGACGCACAGCTTGTAAATGATGATATGAAAGTCGAAAAGACGGTTGAGCCGGAAGAGTTAAGCGGTGCAACTGTGCTGAATTGTATTTGTGAAATTAACGGCTGTTTCGGACACATTGGACGTGACAGCAAATTCCATTACATTTACCTTGAACAGGAAATACAGGGATTATATCCAAGAAACAACCTGTATCCGGCAGATGATTTGTATCCACGTGAGCCTAAAAGCACGAGGATAGGCAAAAACCTGTACATATCGGCGCAATACGAAGATTTCCTCGTGAAAACTATTGATAAACTGCAAATCCGAAAAGAGGAAGACGACATCGGAGTAATTGTCGGAAGCGGCACAAATGCCTATGTTATACAAGATAATTTTCTTGTTTACGGCAAAGGCAGTGAAGAACTGACGGGAATCGCAAATAACATTTACGGAAAAATCCGGGGAATTATTTACAGACCGTTTTCTGCGGACTGTAAAGGAAACCCATGTATTGAAGTAGGTGACGCTGTTCGTCTGCCAACAAAATATGAAATCATTGAAAGCTACGTGTTAAAACGTACACTAAAGGGCATACAGGCACTTAGGGACGAATATGAAGCAACGGGTGAAGAATACCGTTCTACACAGGTAAATAGCGTGCATAAAAGCATTATACAGCTTAAAGGAAAGACCAATGTACTGACACGGACAATCGAAGAAACAAACAGTAAGATTACGGACGTTGAAAGCGGATTAAGTTCTGAAATTAAGCAGACTGCAACGGATATAAGAACAGAAGTTAAAAACACGGCTGACGGCTTGTCAAGCAGTATTGAGCAGACTGCAAACAGTATCCGAAGCGAGGTATCCGATTCAGTAAACAACTTATCCAGTAGTATACAGCAAAACGCAGAATCAATTGCAACGGAAGTAAAGCGGGCAAACGAAGCCGAGGGCAATTTATCGACGAAAATTACACAGACTGCGGAATCAATTACATCAGAAGTAAGCAAAAACTACGAAACAAAAGAAAACGCTACAAACACAAAAACGGAGTTGGAAAGTTCTATAAAACAGACGGCAGACGGATTTACGGCAGAGTTATCAAAACAGGTAACGGAAACTAAACAATATGCTGAATCTGCCGCTGAAACGGCTGAAAGTAATGCAAAACAGGACACAGCAGATAAGTTAAAGGATTACAGCACAACAACGGAAATGAATACCCAAATCAATGCTACAGCAGATGGAATTTCGGCAGAGGTAACCCGAAAACTGCAAAGCTACAGCACTACAGAACAGATGAATAGTGCAATAAGGCAGACGGCGGACAGCATTAATACAGAAGTATCAAAAAAAGTAAATGGCGATGAAATTATTTCAAAAATTAACCAATCTGCCGAAAACGTTTCGATTGAAGCAAACAAAATCAATCTGAACGGCGCTGTGACGGCTAATCAGAATTTTAAAATCGGTTTGGACGGCAGTATGGAAGCGTTATCCGGACTAATCGGAGAATGGCAGATATTTGACGGATATTTGCGGTATGTTTTAGGAGAAAATGCACAGGCACTTTTAAAACCGGACGAATTGCTTATTAGTAGAAGTGCCGGGGCAAACTTTCACGCATATCCGGGATTGTTGTATATGCAATCTGATGACGGAGAACGAAGCATTTCTATTGATTGCAATGACGGAAGCATTAATTTGGGCGGAAGCTGGACAACTCCGTGGGGCGACATAGAAGGATAGAAAGGAGCAGGCATGAATAAAACGTATGGTCGTATAAATTGGGAAAATTATCCGAGTGATGAAACACCACTGAATGAAAGTAATCTGAATAAAATAGATGTGGCTACAGATGAAATTGACAATAGGGTAATTACACTGGACACTACAAAAGCGACTAAGGAAGAAGTTTCAACACTGGTGCAGGACGTTACATTTGAAGAAAAGACGGGAATTATTACTATTACTAAAAAAAATGGCTCAAAAATAACGATTGACACGCAGATGGAAAAAATCGCGGTAAATTTTTCATACAATGCCGAAACACAGCAGATTATTTTAACGCTTATTGACGGCACAAAGCAATATATAGACCTGACAGCATTGATTACGCAGTATGAGTTTTTGGACAGTGACACGGTGGCATTTTCGATTGACAGCACCGGTAAAGTATCTGCAATCGTAAAAGAAGCGAGTATACAGGAAAAGCATTTACAGCCTAATTATCTTGCAGATATTAAAGTTGAAGTTGCAAAAGCACAGGCAAGCCAGTCGGCGGCGGCAAAATCTGAAAGCAATGCAAAGGCAAGTGAAACAGCGGCGGCAACCAGTGAATCCAATGCGGCGGCGAGTGCTACAAAAGCACAGAGTTATGC